GGGAACACTGAGTTAGCACAAGAGTTTATCGCTAATTCTCGCTCCTTAGACGAACTTCGCACTGCACTTCTAGAGAAGATGGGTGTTGAAGAGAAGCCTCTTAATCCTAAAGATGCTGAAATCGGTCTTAGCGATAAAGAGTGCCGTAGTTTCTCTTTCTTAAGAGCACTTAAAGCACTAGCTCATCCAACTGATGCTGCTGCACAAAGAGCTGCTGCCTTTGAATTTGAAGTTAGTAGAGCTGCTCAAGAAAAATCAGGTAAGGAAGCTCGCGGTCTTTTGATCCCTGCTGATGTACTTGGTTATGGCCAAAGAGATTTAGTTGTTGGTACTGCATCATCAGGTGGTGATTTAGTACAGACAGATTTACTCAGTGCTTCATTCATTGATCTACTTCGTAAGTCTCTTGTTCTTCAATCAGCAGGTGCAAATGTACTTACTGGTTTAGAAGGAATGGTTGCAATTCCACGCCAGTCTGGTGGTGCAACAACTTACCACGTTGCTGAGAACTCAAACATCACTGAATCTCAGTTAACCGTTGACCAAGTAAGTTTGCAGCCCCGTACAATTGGTGCTCTGACTGATTATTCTCGTCGCCTATTACTTCAATCAAGCATCAGCGTTGAGAACCTTGTTCGTCAAGACTTGGCTCAACAGATTGCTATCGAGATTGAGAATCAAGCGATCAATGGTGTTGGTACAGAGAGCAAGCCACTTGGCATCTTGAATGTCACAGGCATAAACACTGAATCAGGTGTTGCTGCATTCAGTGACTTTGTAAATGCTGAAGCTGCTTTAAGTACTGATAATGCTTTAAATGGCAGCCTTGGTTATTTGATGAACTCTGCCCTTCGTGGAACCATGAAGGTTACAGAGAAAGCTTCTGGTACTAATGGAATCTTCGTTTACGAGGGTGACAACACAATCAACGGCTATCCAGCTTATGTGTCTAACTCAATGCCTGACAGCACTGCTATTTTTGCGAATTTCAGTGATGTTCTAATTGGCTTGTGGTCTGGACTTGACATTATGGTTGATCCTTACACAGGCTCTGCTGCTGGAACAGTTCGTGTAGTTGCCATGCAGGACTACGACGTAGCGGTTCGTCATCCTGAGTCTATTTGCAAGTTGTCCTGATTTCTTAGGAGTCTCTTATGCGTATTGAAATTCTTAAATCAACAATTGTTGACATGAATGCGGTCAGTGTCGGCGATCTTGTCGAAACGACTGAGCGTTCTGCCTTGATGTTAATTCAAATGGGTAAAGCAAAAGAGGCTCCGATAAGTCAGACTGTTGTTATTACGTCTGAAGTCGAGAAGACTCCAGCCCCGAAAAAACCAACTCCCAAAAAGAAAAAAGCCAATGGCAATTCTCAACCTGGGGTCTAAGACAACACATGTTGCTCTTAGAGCCAACTCATTAGGCAACAGCACCGCTACCGGATCGGCTGTTGACCTTGTCTCCTATGAAGGTGACATGATTGTTTTTCTTGATGCTTCCGCAGGTGGCTCAGGAATTACTTATGCAGTCAAACTGACAGAATGCGACACTTCTGGTGGTTCATATTCTGATGTTTCTTCAGGTGCGTTCACTACCTCCTCTGCAAACACCGCGACTGCTCAAAAGATGACCTTAAACACCAACGACCTTAAGCGTTACGTCAAATGCGTCGTAACCGTTGCTGGTGGAACAGGCACAGGGTACGTTTCAGTCAACGCTTTTGCGTCTGAGAAGTACGGAGCCTAATTAAATGGCATTTGTCGAGACTCCTGATGCTTTCCTTGCTGACTTTGGTAAAACATGCCAGATCGGTGGAGGAACAGCATTTAAAGGAGTTCTCGACTCGCCAGCAGATGTCATAGCGGGTGGCATGGCAGTTACTAGGGAGTATTTGTTAACAGCAAAGACTTCTGATGTTTCTTCTGCTACTCGCGGCACTGCAATTACCGTTGATTCAGTCAATTATACGATTCGGGAAAATTTGCCAGTAGATGATGCAACTTTCTCTGAATTATTACTTAGCAAGGTCTAATGGCTGACACACGTAGAGAATTAATCCTTGCAAGACTAAAAACTAATTTAGATGCAATTTCTGGTGCAACTGTTTACAGAAGTCGTGTCGAACCATTAGCTCGTGGTGAAACTCCAGCAATTATTATTGAACCTATATCCGATCAACCTGACGGCACTAACTTTTATGACAAATTAGATTGGAATATGCGCGTGAGAATATCAACTTTAGTTCGTGCTGCTTTGCCAGATGATGTTTCAGATACTTATACGCAAGCAGTTCATTTAAAAATAATGGCAGATCAAACTGTTAATAGTTACGCTCTTGATGTGCTTCCTGATAGAACAGATTTCAGTTTAGTCGAGGCAGATATTCCGTTAGGAATTATCAGCCAAGACTTCCTAGTGCGTTATCGTACTAGTAGAACTGATTTAACTTCCAGCTAAATCATGGCTAAAATAGAAAAAGAAATTCCTAATCCGGGGACTGGTGGAACTTACCTCTTTGACCCCAAAACAGGTAAAACAACCCTAATACCCGAAAACCCAACCACCCCAGAGGACAATGGCACTAACGAGGAAGACTTGGCTTCTAGCTAAGATAGAATCATCTGAAGGCACAGATCCGACACCTGTAGGAGGATCTAATGCGATCCAAGTTTCTAGTGTTGAAGTAACTCCAATAGAAGCTGACACTGTTCAACCAGAAGCTTTTCAAGGTTTTATTGGTAACAGTACAAGGGGTACAATCCTTGCAAATAAAAGGGTTAGCGTCAGCTTTGATGTTGAGCTTTCTGGATCTGGAGCAGCAGGAACGGCTCCGGGATATGGACCTCTTTTGAAAAGTTGTGGCCTAAGTGAGACAGTTGTTAGTTCAACTTCAGTTACTTATGCCCCAGTATCTGCTTCTTTCAGTAGTTGCACTATTTACTGCTTCTATGATGGCACTCGTCATAAGATTACAGGTGCAAGAGGAACGGCGACATTCAACTTGGTGGCTGGGCAGTTCGCTAGTGCTTCTTTCCAATTTATAGGAACATACAATGCACCAGATGCAACAGCAATGTCTGGTACTTGGACTCTTGCAAACCAAGCTGCTGCGTTAGAAGTTAATGACACAAATGTAACTACAGCAACTTTCCATGGTGCAACTTCTCAACGTATTGAATCGCTCGATTTGGCTTTAAATAACGAATTAACTTACAAGGAAACTGCTTCCAGTAAGCAGACCTTAATTGTTAATCGTGCTCCGGGCGGTACAGCCGTTATTGAAGCGCCAGCCATTGGTACGACTGATTATTTTGCTAAGGCAGTTGCTGTAGCAACAGGTGCTACTGACGTTATCCTTGGTGCTTCCGCTGGAAACATTGTCAGACTAAAAGCAGATCAAACAGACATCACTGGTGCTTCTTATGGAGACACCAATGGCGTTAGGTCACTGAATATCCCTTACTTGGCACTACCTACAACCGCAGGTAATAATGAGATGAGTTTGATATTCACCTAACTTCATGACCTTTATCCTTAAGAAGACTGCTTCAATTAAGTGGCCTGTTACTGTTCAAAAAGCTGCTGATGGCGGCAAATTTAAAGAGTACAAGTTCGATGCAGTCTTCAAGGAGATAGGTCGAGATCGTTTTAATGAATTAATAGATGAAGGAGATGAAGCCTTAACAAATGAAATTCTTCTTGGTTGGGAAAAGATACAAGATGAAGAAGGCAATCCTATTGAATTTAACGAAGAGAACAAGAAGGCTTTATTAGATGATTTCACTGCAATGAAAGCTGTTATTGAAGCTTACGGAAAGTTGATTACAGGAGGTATTGAAAAAAACTAAAAGAGGCTGCCGAGTATTGGGTAAAAGGAGGTGTCGTTGATGAAAGAGATGCCTCTATGGAAGCTTTTGGTGCAACGCCTGAACAGATAGCAGCCGCTAAAGAAAAACAGGATTCAATCGAAGTTGATTTTGAAGTTTGGCAAGAGAACTGGGAGGCAGTACAGATGTTTATTCGCTTGTCTACTCAATGGCATGTCAGTATGGCTGGATTGACAGGATTAAACTATTCATCTTTTGAATATCTCTGTAGACTGTATAAAGTAGAAGATTGCGTTTCTTTATTTGAGGCGATTCAAATTATGGAAATGTCAGCCTTGTCTTGTATGAGTAAGAAAAAGTAATGGCACAAGCTGTAACTGATCTAAAAGTTTTAGTCAAGGTTGCTGGGCAACAGGGACTGCAAAAACTAGCAAGAGAGTTGGACGGTGTAGGAAAGAATGTCGCTAAGGCTAATTTTAATTTTGATCGTTTTACTAAAGTTTTAAAGGCAAAAGAAAGGCAGCAAACTAAAAATATAAATAATACTCGTGCTTTTGCTAATTCTTGGCGTGAACTTGCTAACTCGCTAAAAATAGGAAGTCGTGAATTTAATGTTGCTACACGCAATGCAGCGCGACTAGACAGACAATTAAGGCGTACTGGACAGGCAAGAAGAGGAGGATTTGGGGCAGCAGCAAGAGGTTTGGGAGCGGTTGCAGGTTCCGCTGTCTTTGGTGGCCCTGAAGGTGCTATTGGCGCAACGCTTGGCCTAATGGGAGGGCCGGGAGGCGCATTAGTCGGTGGTGCTATTGGCGCACAGGTAGGAATGCTTAGAAAGGCCGCTGGAGGAATAGCGGAAAACGTTGCTCAATATAGAGGGTATCAAATTGCTTTAGCTGGTATTAGTAATAGTCAAGAGGATTACAACGAGAGTCTTCAGGCGATGTTGAATATTTCTCAGAAATTTCTTATTCCACAAAAGGTGGCAATTAAACAATTTACGAGATTAAAAGCAAGCATCGTTGGAGCAGGTTTTACAACAAAAGAAACCGCAAAAGTCTTTGAAGGCATGGCAGCGGCGATTCTTGCAACAGGTGGCAGTACGCATGATTTAAATAGTGCGTTAATTGCTGCTGCTCAGGTATTCAGTAAAGGTAAAGTATCGGCGGAAGAATTAAGACAACAAATAGGTGAAAG